CCTGCCGCTGACGATGCTCGACAGTCAGGCCAATCAGTTGGTCGGCAAGGCACCCAGAGCGCAGGTCGGCCCCAACGACGGGACGGCTCGGCTGGACATCCAAGAGAACAACCGGGAAGTTCTCTGGAATCTCCAGATGCTCAACCGCGCCGACTACGACGTGGTGACGAAGGTGGAGTTCGTGGAAGGCAAGGGGCTGGAGGTCACCTACAAGCGAATCAAGGCGTGGGACGAGAACCGGCAGCGGCTGGACACGATCCCGACGGTTGAGCAGACAGTGGTATCGGAGGTCGTGGACGACAAGCATGGCCTGTACGGACGCCGGCGCACTATTCCGGCCTTCGGGTCTGTAGGACAGTCCCCCTCGTACTTCAACACCTACCGCATCGGCACGTTCACGGGCGGTTGGGCGCGCAACGCCACCAAGCAGGTCACTGCCGTGTGGCCTACGTCCGGGACGCAGGTGGATGTCATCAACCGCACGCAGACGGTCCCCAACACTCCAAGCACCAAGTATGTGCTGTACGGAGTGCGCACGCGGGACAAGGTGCCCGACCTGCCAGTAGCGCCGGCGACCACGCTCAACGAGTCCGAACAGATCGACAAGGAGGCGGATCGGCCGTCCACGACCTACACCGCAGAGCAGCAGTACGACGTGGTGGGCGAGTATGTGCAGGTGGCAGGCAACCCGCTTGCCGAGTATTACGCCATCGAAATCCAGAACGCTGAGGAGTGTACGGCGTTCGCCTCGCTGAACGGCCTGCTGGTCACGGGCCTGTCTGGCTACGACGCCACCAAGCCATCGGCGCTGTCGTATGCGCTGCCGGGCGCGACCGACCCGGCGCAGGAGCCGTGCCTCATGTGGCGATCTCATCTGGTCACAGTAGTGACGGACGTGACGCTGACCACATCCGGGCTCGTGATTCACAAGAAGAAACTCTATGTGCTGGCGGAAGAAGAGGCGGACGACGGCTTGATACCGGTCCAAGACTGCCCGCCAAGCACGCTAGGCGAATGACGCATGGGGCTCTGGCGGAACGGCACGCAACTCGTCCTGTGGGCCAACCCGGCCCCGACTTTTTATCCGCCAGCGCTCGCGGGCAATTCGGATTGCTGCAACGACTGCCAGTGCTATCTGGTGTGCTACGAGAAGGTGTTGAGTACCTACACCTCCACATGGACCAATGAGAAGGTCGGTGACTTTTGCGCAACGACGCTGCGGCAACAGGTTCCGCCGCAGCCAGCAGGGATACTTGCCGTCTACGCGGATGTGTTGCCGTGCGGCGGACTGTCTTGGTATTGCGCGAACGACCTGACATGGGCCTTCACCGCGCCGCCTCCTCCGCCGCGACAGGCATGGCAGCAGGGAGGAGAGCCGTGCCCGTTTCCGACGCAGGAGGAAATGCAGGAGGAGGGCTGGGAGGATGCGCCGCGACTGTTCTCGCAGTGGTACTGGCGCGCTCGTCTCGTAGAGAGTTGCGAGGATTGCTGCACCACATTAGAGGAAGTAGTGCCCGGATGCTGGACTGGAATCTATAGCGAGACGTGCGGCGGTGCGGACGCCCAGTCGGTGAGCGGGCTCGCCTATTGGAATTGCTCCCAAAGCATGCAGTTGGATGTCTGCTATGGGACAGAACAGAACGTGCAGAACCAGCCGTGCCCGGAGAACCCGCTGCCGTGATCCGCTGCAAACTCCATCACCTAGAGCAGCGCTGCCGAGAGCGGGGCTACACGCTTGAGCAGGTGCGGGCGTGCATCGCGAGCGAGGACAGCGACTGGATAGTCGTGGACCCGTCGCATCCCGCCTACCCCAAGAAGACGCTGGCTGTCGGGGATGTGGTGACGAGCCTGCCCGCATCCGTTCGCGCCCCACCGGCCGGCGGTCCTGGCACGGAACTCAAGGACATGCTGCGCCGCTGGCTTGGCATCCAGGCTACCCCCACCTGCCCGTGCAACGCCCACGCCGTCCAGATGGACCTCTGGGGCCCAGACGAGTGCGAACGCCGGCTAGACGAGATCGTCGGCTGGCTGGAGGAGGAGGCCAAGCGGCGGGGCCTGCCGTTTGTCCGGGCCGCAGCCAGACAGATGGTCCTAGTCGCCGTCAGGAGGGCCAGAAACGCCGCCGCTAAGTAGCCCGCCTCCGGACATAAATCCAGAGAGAGGTTGCTTATGGCTGTTTTTCGGGCTCCCGGCGCACAGGCATTTGAGTATTCCGCGCCTCGCTCTGAGTCGCAGTCGAGTCTCAGCGAGACATACGACTACGGCGGCCTTGAGGATCACCTCAAGAGGCAGGACGCGGTAGGCGCCATGCGGGACGCCAAGTTCGCGGCCCTGTATAGCGGCGACGTGGCTGGCTCCGTGTCGGCTGGCAACAAGATTCGCGAACTGCTGTCGGCCGTCCGCCAGAACGCTCCAGGCGCTACGGAGCGCAATCCCAATCAGATCGCTGCCCCGCTTGTGCGGGTGGCATCGCGCAGCACTAGCAGCAGCAACAGCGGAGGCGGAGGCGGCTTCAAGCAGGCCGAGCAAGACGGCGCTGGCGTGCCGCCGCAGCCGAACAATCCGCCGCCGCAGCGCAAGCAGGAGAAAGACGGCCCGCCGCCTCCGCCGCTCCCGCCACCGCTGCCGGCTGGCGCGCCAGTGGCACCGCCGCCTCCGAAGCGGTACGGCAGCGCCCCGATGGTGCAAATCCCGGATCGGCTGTCGGAGTACGACGAGGAGGCCGTCAGGGGTGCGCCGGTTGTGGACGGTGACGGCAGGCGCTTTCGGTACACGGCCTAGTTCTCAAGGAGTCATGCGGTGTCATACGCAGGGATGCAGTACGGCGCGAATCAGTTCTACGGCGGGCCGCAGTACACCTACGGAGCCGCGCAGGCTGAGGCGGATCGCCAATCGCAGTTTCGGGCCTACGGCCAGAGCGTGGAGGGGCAGCGCGAGGCATACGAGCGTTCGCTCCAGCAGGGCGAGCAGCAGCGGCGCATGTACGACTCCGAGACGGCGCGGCAGTCGCAGGAGCGCAAGTACGGCGTCCTCGACGGGCTCGTCAAGCAGTGGGGTGGCGGCGACATGACCGGAGGCATGTACGACGGCATGTCGTCCATGCGTCTGACTCCGCTGGGCTCGGCGCAGAAGAAGCAGGGCTTCGGCGGCAAGCCGTCTGGCATGGGCGGAAGCCGCTAGTCCGGGAGGAACGCCGTGTACCAGCAAGCCATTGGCTTCAAGCCCGACTCGCTCCTGTCTGGCCTGTCCCCGAAGTCCAGTCCCTTTGCGAAGGGGCAGGCGATGCAGGCTGCTTCCGGCTTGAACATGGACCGCGAGCAGAAGAACCAAGACTTCGCTCTCAAGCAGATGCAAGACGACAGCCAGCAGCGGCAGGCGATGGCCCGCAACTCCGCGCAGCAGGCGGCCAATGCGTCTCAGGAGCGCACTGCTCGTCGGAGCGCCGACAGCCGCAGCAGCCTGTTCGATGTCAACATGGGCTTTGACTACGCCAGCCTCCAGAAGCGGCGGCAGTTGGGCCTCCAGCAGATGCTCCTCAACGGCCTCGCGAGGGACTTCTGATGGCCGTTGGGCTCGACCGTTCGCTGCCGGCGCGTGGGGCATCGCCCTTGCAGCCGCGCCGCTCTGCGCCGATGCAGGCCGCGAGTCCCGGACTTGGCAGGCCGCCGGCCATTTCTGATGCCGCCGTGCAGGGGGCCGTCAACAACCAGATGGCCGCAGGCTTCGGGGCTCGCGAGATGGCCCTGTCCGACGCTGACCGTCGTGGCATGTCTCGCGGCAAGGGCCAGCGCTATGCGGCGCAGATGGCCCAAGACGCTGCGGACGTGAAGGGGTCGGTCGGTGCCGCCCAGACGGAGATGGCCGCAGCGGCAGCAAACGCTCAGGCCCGTCAGGCATACGACTCGACGCTGCGCAACGAGCAGATCGCCAACGCCGGGCTGCTTGAGGGCCTGCGCAACAACGACGCGATGGAGCGCCTCGCCGGTCGCAACGTGCAGCAGGACATGTACGAGGCGTACCGCAGGGGCCAGTTCGGACTTGACCAGCAGCAACTCGATTGGACGCCGTTGCTGTCGAAACTCTTGGATTGAAGGAGATAGGCATGGATGCCGCAGAACTCGATCTTGAAGACCTTCCGCCGAAGGCCCTTCGCAAACTCATCAAGAGCATGCTGGCGAAGGCCGGCAAGAAGCCGGAGGGCAAGGACGCCGAGACGGCGGACGAGGAGCGTGAGGCCCTGTCCGACCTGCACGAGGAGACGAACGGCAAGCCCGCTCCGATCCCCGTGACGAAGGACGACCTGCCTCCGGAACTCTCGCAGGACGATGAGGAGGAGTCGGACGACGAGGACGAGGAGATCGAGGCCGAGATCAAGCCCTCCAAGAAGAAGGGCAAGTAATGGCCTCCCCAGCAGCGCTTCGCATTCTCCGGTTGCAGCAAGAGGCTCGCCGTGCCGCCGTAGAGGCTGCGCAGCGCGAGGCCATGCAGGTTGCCGCACGGCAGCGCAGCATGCCCAATCCTCGCGCTGTGCCGCTGGACGATGCGCCGCTGTACATGGACCCGACGCCCGGCGAGGTGCCGGCGACCATGCCCGGCGAGGGCATGAGCCCCGCCGAGTTCGCGGAGCCTCGCGTCGTTGCGGAGTCTGTCACGGAGACGCCGAACGCCAGTGCGCCGGAACTCATCAACATGGTCCGGGCGCTTGGCAACTCCGGGCCCGACGCGCTGTCCATCGAGGACGCGCTGGAACTCGTGCGGGCTGGGGCGGACCCGGAACTCGTGTACGCCGGCCCGCTCCCGCAGGCGCAGGTGCGGGCCATCCTGCGCAAGGTGCAGTCTGGTGCCCCGCTGACTCCGGAGGAACTGGCTGGCCTGCGCCGCAGTCAGGTGCAGCCCGATATGCCTCCGCCGCCCCAGACCGTAACTCCCGCCGCCGGCGGCGAGGTGCGTCCGTTTGCCCAGATCGGCAACACCAAGCAGTTGGTGGGCGAGGACGGCACGCCGGTGACGCAAATTGGCGACGACCGCTATCTGTTTGAGGACGGCACCGTCGTGGACACGCTCGGCAACGTCATCGAGCGCCGCATGCCCGGCGACCTGACCACGACCGATGCCAGCGCATCCCTTGATCCACTTGAGGCGTCTGCCACGCCCATCGACACCGACGCCACCGGCCCGCGATTCAACCTGACGGCCAACGCGCAGCGGCCGGAGCAGTTGGACACGCTGGCGGAGGCCATCCGTTCCTACACCACGCCCAGTGACGAGCCGCTGGCCCTGACTCCGGCGATCCGCCGGATGTTTCGCAGCGCCAGCCGGGATCAACTCCTGACGCATCCGGCGCTGGCGGAGGGCATCGAGTCCGTTGCCGCCAAGCGTGACCCTGCCGTCCGGGCAGAGGCCATCGCCCGCGCGCAGGCCCGCCTGGATGAGTTTGAGCGGATCGCAGGGATCGGCACGCAGGAGCGGGCTGTCGAGCAGTTGGCCCGTGCCGCAGACGCGCGAGACATCGCCGCCGCGCCGCGAACGCCAGATGCTGCTCGTGCTAAGTCGCCGGATGACGTGCAGGCCGCACGGCAGTTGCTTGAGGAGTCGATGCCGGAGGGCGACTGGAACGCACTAGCATCGGTGTTCAACGCCCTGCCGGCCGAGCGACGGGCGGAAGTCCTTGCTCGTCTGTCCTCTGGTCAGGAACTGGCGCCGGCAACGGCGAGCGTGGCGCGGCCGCATGCGATGAAGGTGCGTTGGTCCACGTCCGACCCAGAGGCTTCGCGTCCGTTTGTGCAGTCCATGCTTGCCGACGGCCCGGAGGGCCCGGCGTTCACGCCCAACGCACTGGCCGGCGTTTCGCGTGGCGTCAATCCTCTGGAGGACGCGCTCATTCAACTGGACGCCGCCAAGCGGTCTGGCGATCCAGCCGCTGTCGAGGCCGCTCGCGAGGTTGTCGAGGACATCCGCACTCGCCCAGACATCTCGGAAGAAGCGTTCCAGGCGATGGCGCAGGAAGCCTCGCAGTCGTTCATGCGCCGCCAGCAGGCCGCAGCGGACCTCCGTAGCGCCATCATCGGCACCGATCCGCTGTACGCGGAGGAGCAGGCGCGGATGATCGCCGCATCGCAGATGCCCGCGCCTCGCCCGGCCATTGCCCCAGACGCCCGCACGCCTGTCGTGGCAACACGCGACCTTGAGCAGGTGGACATGCCGGGCGCTGAGGCGGACGCGATGGCGGTCGCCAGAGAGCGCGAGGAGCGCCTCGACAAGCAGGCTCCTGGCGGCGGTCTGCCCGAGAGCATGCGCAAGGCGTGGCTTGGCGAGGACGCCCCGCTGGCGTTTCGTGGGCGCGACCGCTCCGATCCGTTTGAGTCTCGCCCTCCAGGCTCGCGGCTCACGGACGCCAATGACGACGAGGCCATCGCAAAGGCGATGAAACTTGAGGAGGCCGTGCGTCAGGCCGACGCTGAGTTGCAGAACGCTCAGGGTGCCGCAGAGTTGGCCCGCGCGCAGCAGAACTACCGGGCTGCACTCAAGGCGCGTGACGACGCCTTTCCGGGAGGCCGCTCCGCAAAGTCCGAGCGCTGGATCAACCGTCCGGGCCAGCAGGAGACGTATGACTCCCTTGTCGTGACGCTGGTAGGCGGCAGGCCGAAGGTGCAGCCGAGACTGGACCGCTCCAACCCCGATCTGTCGCCGGCCGAGCGGGCCGTGCTGGCCGGCGATGCTGCGACCCAACTTGGCGAGCGCGACCTGTTGGAGATGATGCCAGACGATGACGTGGGTGGGACGACTGGGGCTGGCAAGAAGGGCCGGCTCGGCGGGCAGCAGCAGGGCAGTCGCGTGCAAGGTGCGCTCCAAACCCTCTACGGCGACATCAACCCGCTCCGGCATATCGAGCAGGGCGAAGTAGCCTATCGGTTTTTTGACAGCCCTCGCGAGGCGGCCGAAGACCTGCTGTCGAAGCAGACCCTTTTCAAGCCCGGCACGGCGGCTTACGACTTGGCCCGCGACAAGATCGCCGACATTCTTGACCGCACCTACGGCAAGCAGGCGACCGCCGCCAGCAAGCCCGTGTCCATCGGCGAGGATGGCGTCGTCAGGCCCGTGCCGATGGAGCCTGTGTCGTCGCGTGTCCAAGAAGCGGCGACAGTGGACCCGCTGCCGGAGACTCCCGAATCGCCCGCCAAGAAGCCACGCCGCAGCAAGAAGGCGCAGGCTGGCGTGGACGACAAACTGGAGGCGTCGGCCACAGACCTCAGCGATGTCAGCGGGGACGCCGCTCCTGTTGGCGGCAAGACGGCCGCAGAGATCGAGCAGGACATCCTGAGCGAAGCGGAGCAGGTCTACCAAGACTCGCTCGACCGCGACCCGGACAGCGGACTGTCGAGGTCGCAGCGGAAGAAGCAGGCCGCGAAAGAGCGGGACGAATACATCGCAAAGGAGCGTGCGGCCAGGATCAAGGCGACCGGAGGAGATGTTAGTCCCGTCGGCGCGACCGACGGCGCTGCCAAGCCGTCTCGCGGACGTAGGGGCAAGAAGGACGCCCCGCCGGCTGCTGATGCTCCGGCCACTGCCGATGGCGTCAAGCCAGTGGCTGGCGACTCTGCGGACGTGGGTGCCCGGCCCGACGCCGACGGGGTTGACATTGTGGACGATGTGGCGGAGCCGGCCGGGCCAAAACCGGGCGACGACGGAGCCGACATCTCCGAGTTGCCCGAAGTGGATACGAAGCCGAAGCCTGCTGACGCCCCCTCAGCGGACAAGAAAAAGCGTAGGTGGTTCCCCTGGCTCGCCGGTGGCGCGACGGCGGTAGGGGTCGGCATCGGCGGCTTGGCGCGCATCAACAGTGCCGGCGGTGGTGGGACCATTGACATCCCGCTGCCTCCGGGCGGTCCCGGCGGCGGCGGTGGTGGTGGAGGCGACTACTACCCGATTCCGGTCGATGTGGGCGCAAGCGGCTCTGTGGCAAATGACGCAATGACGGAGGAGCAGGCTATCGAGCGGGCTTTGGATCGTATTCGTGGCGCTCGCTCTGCCCCTGCGCAGCAGTCTTACCAGACCCTACAGAACTACTTGTTCGCGAGGTAAATCATGGCATCCATCGAAGACCGCATCCGCACTCACCGGCAGCAGGTCGGGGCGCAAGACGACCCGATGAACCCGCTTGGCCTCCCGTCGGAGGAGGAACTCAACATGCCGGTCCCGGAGAGGCCCGCACCGCAGGGGCCGATGGACGCGCTGCCGCCACGTCCGGTTCACGGCATCGTGAGTGGCCCACCCGGCATGCGGACGCCTGCGGGCCTTCGAGCCGCTCCGTCGGCTCCCGCGCCAGAGTCTGGCACGCTTCCAGGCGAGGAGCAGGTCACGACGATGGACGTGTTCAAGCGGCTGTCTCCGGACGAGCAGGCGGCCGTCAGGCGGAACTACGAGAGCGGCTCCCGAGTCCACACGGAGAGTTTTGAGGACTACATCTCCGGCAAGTACGGCGACATGCCGCCTGACATTCGCGAGATGGCACTGCGTGCCGAGTACGGCTCGCCCAATGAGTTGAGTCCTGCGGCTCGCGCTCGTGTCGCCTCCGGCAAGCCTCTGCCGGAGGGCTACAAACTGGGGCAGTACACGCCCGAGCAGCGCCGCACCATGTCGCGGAACGTCCACTCGCCGGAAGTGCCGATGACGCCGTTCGGGGGCACGTTCACGCTCAATGCGGACGGGAGCCGGAGTTCCCGCGCCCCCAACGCCTCCGCTTTGACCGATGCCCAGAAGGCGGCCGAATACTACGGCGATGGCAGTTTTGAACACATGGTCGCGATGGGCCGGGCCTACGGCATCGACACGTCGCAGTACCGGCCGGAGGACGTGAACCTGCTGCGGGCGGACGTGGCCCGAGAGCAGGAGCGGCACGACCGTCTGGGCAAGAAGTACGATGTCGTGAAGACGCCGATGGGCGGCACGCGCTACAAGGCCAACCCGCAGAAGTTGCAGGCCGCCGTCCTCGACAACGAGGCGCAGATGTCGCCGCAGCGGAAGATGGAGTTTGCTCGCACCATCGCCAATCGCTACGGCCGCATGATGTCTCCGGAAGAGAAGGAAGCCATGCTCTCGCTGGTGCATACGCCAGACGGCTTCACCAAACTCCGCGAAATCAACGAGCAGATGCGGTTCCGGCTGGGCGACCTGCAACACCAGACGTGGCGTGACCGGCAGGCCAATTTCAGCCTGACTCGCGACTTGCGAAACCCCAACTACGCTCCGGGCATGTACGTCCGGTCGCTGATGGACGCAGTGAAGGCTGGCGATCCGATGGCCCTGTCGGTGGCTCAGGACATCGCCGGCAATCAGCGTGGTGCCCAGCGGGCGATGGACATGGCGATGCAGGAGCGTGCGGTGGCCGGGAACGTGGCACAGGCCCAGATCGCCAATCGGCCGGGTCAGGCCCAGCCCTCGCGGACGCTGGCCGACCAGATGAGCCCGGAGTACATGGCGGCCGTCCGCATGTCTCCTGGCCTGCGCGAGACGGCGCTGGGCGTCCTCTTCCGCAAGTCGGGAGTGCCAGAGGAGCAGATTCCGGCGGCCGTGCAAAGTGCCGTCATGGCCCACGAGGCGTCGGCAAACCCGCAGGGAGAGTTTGTGCAGTCGCATCTCAAGTCGCTTGCCAACAACAAGCCGGCGTTCATCGCCTTTGTGACGCAGCAGATGAACCTTCCGAAGGAGCAGGCGGAGCAGATGTGGTTGCAGGCCACTGGCCGCACGCCGCAGGCCGCAGCGCAGCGTGGTGCCGACGCCGCAGCCGGCATTGGCAGGGGCGTGCAGAACCAAGTCAACTGGTGGGGTGGTTTTACCGGCCTGAGCGGCACGTCGCCACAGGCTTGGGGCGGGGGGTGACATGCTCCTCTTTGAGCAGCCGCGTGGCCGCAAGCCGATGGCGGGCATGTCGCTGTTCGACAGCGAACTGCTTGCCGACGAGCCCGTCAAGCGGGAGGCGGTGACGCCGGAGGAGCAGGCGTCCGTGCTGGGCGAGATCGGTGCCCTCACTGGCGGCACCCTGTCGCGCGTGGGCGATGCCTTCGCCATGCCCGGCGACTACCTGCGCGGGATGCTGGCCGGCAAGACCGGCGAGCGCGTGACGGGCCGGGAACTCAACCGGATGGCCGGTCTGGCTGGCCCGGAGGACAACTGGGGCAACTTCATCGGCGGCCTCGCCACCGAGATTGTCACCGACCCCCTTTCCCTGCTGTCCGGTCCCGCACGGTCCCTGACGGCGGCTGGAAAGGCGGCTGAGAAACTGGCCGGGCCGGTCGGGAACCTGCTGGACACGGCCCCGACGGCCCTGACCCGGAAGGCTATTTCCACAGGGATGGCCGACGACGCCCTCCCGATGGTCGCCAGACGCACCAAGAGCCAATTAGAGGCCACTGGACGCACGATCAGTACCCTAGACCCGGCTACGGTCGGTCGCCCCTTATACGGCACGAGAACGGCCCGCAGGGCGGGGACGCTGGACGACCTCATCAAGTACGCCGATGACCCGGAGGCCGCCGAGCAGGCCGCCAGGAACCTGCTGGGGGCCGATCTCGACAAGATTCGGAACCAGCCGCTCGCCAAGTCGTTCGGCATCGGCCTGCCATTGGGCGACCCGATCATCGTCGGGGACGCTCTCGGCAAGGGCTTTGGCGACACCTACGCCGACATCATGGACACCGTTGGTCAGGCATACCGCTGGTCGCCCGTCGGCCGGCGCGTGGCATCGGCGTTCGACGGTCGCGTGGGCGAGGCCATCGACGCGGAGGAGCAGATCACCAACATCGCCAACTGGCAGGCCCGCAAGGTAGGCGGTGACGCCGCTGCCGGCGAACACATGCGGCACCTCGCCCGACTGCGCCTTGAGCATCCGGAGGTGTTTGCCGACGAGCAGGGCAATCGGGCGCTTGGTCGGTACTTGGAGGGGCCGGCTGTTCGCACCGCAGCGGACGTGGCATACGTCGAGAGCAGGCCGTCGCTCAAGGCATACGCCGACTACTGGATCAACAACCGCCAGAGCGCCCTTGCCGAGTCTCGCAAGTTTGGCCTCAACGGGGTGCCGCTGACAGACAAGTACGGCATCGAGTATCTGCCGCGCAAGGCGGACCCTGCGCTGGAGATGCAGGCCCGCAGCAACCGCAAACTCGGGCAAGCCCTGTCCGCGTTTTCTAGCGACGGCCTTCAGCGTGAAGCCTACATGCAGGTGCCCGGCGGTCGCGACACCATCATCGACTTGTCACGCGACACGCAGGTGTCTGGAAGCAATCGTGCGCTCCAGCGGGAAGATGAGGCCGCCACATACATTCGCGGCAAACTCAATGCCATGCTGACCGCCGGCCAGCCGGAAGTATCGCAGAAGCAGGCCGAGCGGCTGGCAAGACTGATGGCCCGCATGCCCGACGATGTGGTCGCCAAGTCGCCGCTGTTCGGCCAGCACCCGACCGACATGATCGGCTCGTACATGGTCGGCAAGGGACAGAACGTCGGCACGGCCAGGACGCTGTACGACTCGCTGGCGACGTTCGCCGTCGATACGCCCGCCATCAGCGTCGAAGGCGGCAAGCACATCCCGCTGCAAACGGCCCTCCAGCGGCTCGGCCTCAAGACCTACGACGAGGGGCTGGGCGACGACATCTTTGAGGTGCTTCCGGATGGCACGTCGCGCACGCTGCCGCAGGAGTCCGGTGCGGCGCAGCAGATGCGGGAGCGGCTTGGCAAGTTGCTCGGCGTGGATGCCGACGAAATCAACCTCAACCAATTCAGCGTTCCCGAATCGCACATCGAGCGCCTGACTCGGGCCCGCGACCTGTACAGCACCGGCAAGGCTCCGTCCGACTTCCTGCAACGGCTCGATCACGTCACGTCGGCGTGGAAGGGAGCCATCCTCGCGTGGCCTGCTCGGGCAACCCGCGACCTGTACTCCGGCTCGGTCAGCAACTGGCTGGAGGGCGCGCTGGACCGCAAGTCGGTCTTTGCGGCAGCGGGGCTGGTGACGGCTGGCCCTGAGTCCGCTGCCTTCCGCGACCTGCTGGCCTCGACGCCTCGATGGCAGGGCGACGACGGCATCGTGCAGTTCTATTCCGACCTCGCCCGGTCTGGAATCGTGCCGTCCGGTCAGTCCACCGACATCGGGGCCAGCGTCCTCAACGCCACCGCAGGCGGGCAGATGGTCGGCATGGACCCGATCAGCCTGTCGAGCATTGGGCGGGAGTTGGGCAAGGGGTGGAATCGCAAGGATTTCTGGCAGTGGCGGTCCAGCCTCAAGCCGTTGCAGGAGACGGCCAACCCGATCATGCGGGCCAGCGAGCGCATCAACAGCCTGACCGACGGCATCAACCGGCTGTCGGGGTGGATGTCGCTCGTGAGTCAGGGCGTGGACCCGATGGCTGCTGCGGCCCGCATCAAGCGCGCCCATGTGGACTATTCGTCGCTGTCGTCGTTTGAGAAGAACGTGATGCGCCGCGTGTTTCCCTGGTATTCATACCAGTCCCGCATTTTCCGCGAGGTGCTGCGTCAACTGTCGGAGCGGCCGGGCGGTCGCTACGGCCAGTTGATTCACGCCACCGAGTCGTTGCAGGACGAGGGCGACGACGGCACGTACATCCCCAGCGGCGTGCGTTCGCAGTTTGCGTTTCCGCTGCCGGAGGAGTTTGGTGGCGTCCCGGCACCGGGCACGCAAACGTATGTCACCGACCTCGACTTTCCGGGCTTCGACCAGATCAACATGATCGAGACGCCAGGAACGCTTGCGGGCACCGGCACCGGAACGGCTCGGCAGATTGGCATGCAGTTGCATCCCGCCGCGAGGATGATCGTGGAGATGGCGTTCGGCAAAGACCTGTTCACGAACCGCCCGCTTGGGGAGGCCACGTCGCCGCTCGATGTCATCGCCCGCCGCGTGACCGGTAACCAGAACGCCGACGTGCCATTCCTTATCGACAAGACGGCCGAGATCGTGCCGTTCGCCGGCCGCCCGCTGTACGCAGTTCGGTCCCTGCTGGATGATCGCGGGGGCCAGTCTCTCGGACACCGGACGGCCAAGACGGCCCTCAACGCCGTGTCGGGCCTAAAGGTCAGAGACGTTGACCAGCAGGACGCCCTGTCCGACGCCATGCGTCAGATCGAGGAGTCCATTGACCCGTACACGCGCGAGTTCAAGCAGGTCTACATCCCGGAGGCCATGCAGCCAGACGTGCCGCAGTGGGCGCTCCAGCGGCTGGCCGTGCAGCGGTCGCTGGGCCGCACTCGCCGCGAGGCCCGCAAGCCGAAGGCCGAGAAGGGCAAGCGGAAGCCCAAGAAGCGGAAGTCCGACACTGGCTCGCTGACGCTATTTGAGTAGCACGGGCGTGCTTGGGATGTCCCTCCTGACCTGCGACCAGTCGATGTAGCAACGCTCGGCCAGCCCGTGCGTCTTGTGACCAAGATGCAGACGCCCCTTGCCGGGATGTTCCATCTCGATGTGGGTGGCCCCGCTACGCCGCAGCCACTTTGATGACCCCGATAGCCGCAGGGAGGCGAGGTATTTTTTCATCTTCCTGCGTCCGCCACCACTCGACATCACCCACCCCAGCACGCGCCCATCTGGCGAGCGCGCCAGCATGTCGTTGACGGCCTTCATGCAGGCAGGGCTGAGAATCTTGACGTGCGGCTCGCCGGTCTTGTGCTGTCCCCACCGAACAGCCCCGTCGATAAAGTCGGAGTCGCGCATCTCCCACAAGTCGCCCTGCCTTGCCCCAGTTTCGTAGCCTAGCAGTATCCAGCAGCGGAGCAACTCGCCCTCCGTGACGCCCTTCTGGCGAATGATGGCAGTCCGCTCGTAAGTCCCCTTGACAGCCGTACAGCACTGTTCTACAGTCCATGCCTTCGTGGGCAGTCGAGGCACTTTGATCTTGACGAGTCCACGCGGCAGCGAATCCACTAAGCCGGTTTCGTAGGCCCACCTCCACACGCTCACGATCATGCGCCTGTCAGAATCAACCGAGATCGGCTTGACCTCAGACATGCGGCGAGTCAGGTGCCTGTTGACGGCTGGGACAGTCATCGTTTTGCAGGAGCGGGCTAGGGTTCTCAGGTTGGCGCGGTAGCCCGCGCTGACGCATCGGGATTGCAGGTAACGCTCAATCAAGGCACGGAGGCTGGTCATGGTTATATCCCCTACAAGAGTAGAGGAAGGTTGCGGTGATGCCGGCACCGTTGGGCAGGCCAGCACGACCGCTCTTTCCGCTACGCCTGTCACGTTCGGTGCGCACACGCACCATGTGCGCACCGTGATTCGGCGAGGAGAAGCGAACGCCGACTATCACGCCAATGAAACGCACAGGTCATGCAGTCGAGTCAAAACGCTCCTTGACTCTCCCGTCCTGTACCACCAGCGGTACATCGCCAAGTCCCTGCCGCCGTTCAGCAGCGCCGCGATGGATCACGGCACCCTGCTGCACCGGTGGATGGAAGAGGGCGAAGACTTCCTTGAATTGCTGGTCGTGCCTCCTGCTTCCACCCTAACGGCCACCGGGCTCGTGGGCAAAGAAGCGGAGAAGTGGGCCAAAAACGAGGCTCCGCAGGGGGCCATTTTGGTCAACCCGAAGGAGCGGGCCCAGATTCTGGCTGAGGTGGACGCCATCCTCAGCAACCCGTCTGCCGCTGAACTGCTGTCCAGGCCCAGTGAACACGAACTCAGCGTGTACTGGGAGCAGGACGGGCACCGGCTCAAGTGCCGCTTCGACATGCTGACCAGCGACGGCATCGTCGTTGATCTCAAGACCACCCGCGAGGGCGACATCCTCGCCGACTTCCCGAGTGCGGTGGCTCGGTTCCGCTACCACTTGCAGGACGCATGGTATCGGTGCGGCATGGAGGCGATGGGGCTGGAGTCCAAGCCCCTGCACTTCATCGTCATCTCCACCGCCATCCCTCACGACTGTCAGGTCGTGACCCTGCCGCCGCACGTCACTGCGGCTGGCCGCCAGCGCATGAATGAGGCGCTGGCTGAACTCCGTCTTCGTGAAGACCTCGACTGGTGGTTGCCGGAAGCGCACGGCGAGGTCGTTGAACTTTCGTTTCCGGCTCATGTTCTGGGGAGACTGTGATGACATCCGTGATTGCAGAGTGGCCGGCTAGCAGCCCGCAACTCGACAAACTGTTTGAGGCCAAGAGCAAGGCGCTGGGGGCCATGAAGAACGCCCCTCGCACCAGCAAGTCGCACTTCGGCATGTACGCCGACCTCGCGACCGTGATCGACACGATCCGCAAGCCGCTCTCGGAGAACGGCCTGGACGTGATCCAGTGCTTCGTTCCGTATGACGAGAACTACGTCATGCTGGTGACGACGCTGGGCCACACCAGCGGGCAGTTCATCCGCTCCTTCCTGCCCATCAAGGCATCCCTCCAGCCGCAGCAGTTGGCGGCCACTGCGACCTACCTCAAGCGGGTCGAGTTGGCGGCCATCGTCGGCGTGGCGGCAGAGGACGAGGACGATGGCGACACCGCCCAGAAGGCCGCCGTCGAGTCCGCAGTCAACGACGAGTTGAAGATCGAGCGGGCGCTGGTGGCGAAGGTGCGGGCTGCGAAGGACGCGGCTGGCGTGCAGGCCGTTCTCGACCAGACCGACAGGGGCGTCGAGGGCGGGCAGTTGTCGAAGGAGTCGGCCGCACGCATCGCCGTCGTGGCGAAGGACTGCATGGCGAAGGTCGCCAAGCCGGCCCAGAAGAAGGAACAGCGGGAGCCGGTGGCGGCTTCGTGATCGAAATGCAGGTGGAGGCACCTCCTCAGCGGCACGCCGGATGCCGTCTCCACCATCCGGCACTTTTACCTATGACACAAGACATCGAACGCTACATCTCGCTGGCTCAGGGCGTGGCGGCCCATGCGCAGGACGGGACGCTGAACGAAGACACGGCGATCCGGTTCTGCCGCGTGATCCTGCCATCCCTGCTGGTGGAACTGGATTTGGCCCGCCGCGTGGACGCACGGCTGGCACAGATGTTTCCGGCCCCGCAGCCGCCGGAGCCTCAGCCCCCCGAGCCTGAGGCCCATCCGCAGCCTGCCCCCGTCCGCCCGGAGCCGGCCAAGAAGAGGAAGGCCGCGAAGGCTTCCGGCCGTGCAAAGAAGGGGAGGGGCAAATGAGCGACGAGGTGGAAGTGACTCGCCAGTTGAGGCGGGCGAATGAGCGGGCCGCCCTGCGTGACTACCAGCGGCGGTCTGTCGAGCAGGTCTGCCTTGCCGCCAAGCGTGGCGAGCGGCGGGTCGTGGTGTGCCAGCCCGTTGGCAGCGGGAAGACGGAGGTGATGGCGGAATTGTGCCGGATCGCCCGCTTCCCGCTCATGGTGGTGCCGCTCGTGGACCTCATGCGGCAGGGCCGTGACCGGCTGGAGATGCGGCTGGGCGAGCGGTGCGACATCGAGCAGGGCGGCAACTACGCCGAGTCCATCGAGGGCATCCGCCGGCGGGTGATCGTCGGGTCGCGTGACAGCCTGCTCTCGTGCGGGCGCTACAAGGCGAAGGCGTATGAGCGGGTGACGCTCGTGCTGGTGGACGAGTGCCACGTCGGCATGACGCCACGCATGGAGGAAATGCTCAAGTGGTTTGAGGATCGGGGGGCCACCATCGTTGGCTTCTCGGCCACGCCCTACAAGGGCAAGGGCAAGGCCCTGCGGTACTGGCCTCGCCCGCAGGTCGTGTACTCGCTGATGGACGCCATCAACGACGGATGGCTCGTCTCCCCCAAGTGCTTCCTGTCGGAATCCAAGTCGTTCGACCTGACGCTCGTGGAGGAGGAGGCCGGCGAGTGGAACAAGGCGCAACTGCACGCCGTGCTGACGGCCGAGCATTTCGCCCAAGAGGTCACGAGCCTCGTCCTGTCCACCTACGATCAGCAGCCGTCTGTGGTCTACGCCTGCAATCGCCGGCAGGCAGAGTTGTTCGTGCAGGTGTTTGAGCGTTACGGGGCACGGGTCAGCCTCGTCCACTGCCGCCAGAACCCGGAGGTGCGGAAGGCGAACATGGACGCCTTCCTGGCCGGCGACACGAAGATCATCGTGAACGTCGGCATCTTGGGGTACGGGTGGGATCACCCGGAACTCCGCAACGTCTACATGGCGGCCCCGACTCGCTCCCTGTCCCGCTACGAGCAGCGTCTCGGGCGAGGCACCCGCGTCCTGCCCGGCATCCTGCACTCGGAGATGACCCGCGACGAGCGGCTGGCGGCCATCGCTGCCAGCGGTAAGCCGCACTTCAACATCTACGACATCACGGACTCTAGCCGGTCGCACCAACTGCTCAACGCCCTGCAAGTGCTGGACGCCAAGTGCCGGAAGAAGGCCGCCCGCACCGCCCGCATCACCTCGATGCTCTCGATGGACGGCGTGGACGCTGTGGCCGCCATCAAGGAGGCCGACGCCATCGACCTTGCCGAACTGGAGGCACAGGCGCAGGAGTTGATCGAGAAGCGGAAGCGTCTCGTGGTCGGCGTCACATTCGATCACGACACCCGCGACTTGTTCTCCGAGCCGGAGGGCAAGAAGAAGCGCGGCTGGCGGATGATGTACGGCAAGTACAAGGGCGTGCGGCTGGACTCCATCCCGGAGGGCTACCTCTCGTGGGTGCTGGAGAGCCAGCGCAAGGAGACGCCGTTCAAGACTGCGGTTCGGAGGGAACTGGACCGCCGCAAGGAGAAGCCTGCGTCCCGGTAGGAGGCCGCATGAGCGATGGAGCGCTGGATGGAAAGGTCATTAGCGAGATCGGCGTGTCGATGGCTGTGGAGCGGCTCCTGCGGGCCGGCTTCCGTGTCGCCATCCCCATCGTTGACGAGGGCTTCGACCTGCTGGCGTTCAGCGGCCACCGCTATTGGCGCATCCAAGTCAAATCGTCTGCCTCGCGTGTCGGCGGGGCAAACAGCAGCCGAGTCCGCATCCGACGCGGCCGTCGGCGCTACCAGTACAGCCCGAAGGACATCGACGCTTTCATTGCGGTCAACACCCGCACGGGAGCCGTCATGTGCGTGCCGGTGCGTGACGCTGCCGGCCGGGCGTGGATCAACTGGAGTCAGGCCGACAAGTGGACGGACATGGGCGTCCTGCGGCGAATCAAGCAACAGCGCTGTTGAGTTTCTCGTATCGGTCAGCGCTCAAGAAATGAAAACGGTCGAGCCTAAACAAGCCGCCTTGAACTTGATCGGGCGGTCCAGTGGTGTCAGCGCGAAATCCGGGCAACGGGCAGGTACTCGATCCTGCATGGAACGCTACGTCCCGGTGGGTTGCTGAGAGAGGGCCAGATAAGGCTGTCACCGCTACCCCTCATGGGGTTGCTGACGTAGGGCACGGGGCCCTTCTCAGCACGGAAGCGGTGCGGACTAACGGTGCGGAAATGCCAAAAGACCTTGTTCTCCTGCGGTACACGGACGGAAGCGGTGAGCGGCTGGCGGCGATGTGCCGCCCCAAAGAGGGCATCGAGACGCTGCGGGAGGTCATGGGCGAGGAGAGCGAGGCCGACAGCAAGTGGTACGAGCAGGAGCATGCGTCGGCCGTCGTGATCGACACCAGCGGGGCAGTGATCGTCACGTCTTCGGAAGACCTGACGCTGCTGTCGTGGTGGTTCGCGGTGGCGGCTACGTGGCTCAAGCAGCACGGAGGGTGATGTGACCAACTTCACGAAGGGAGTCGTTGTCATGGGCGGTCTGATGGCACAGGCGCTGAGTGCGCTGTTCAAGGAGAACGAGGAGATTGTGACGCACGCGAAGGTGCTGGCCGGCGTGGCCGCCTGCCGGATTCACCGACGCGAGGCGGCGACGAATCTCGCCACCGGAGAGCGGGTGTTCCGCTGGGAGATCGAGTTCAAGACGCAGGAGGACGCCGAGATGTTCGACTCGTCCGTCCGCCACCTCATCGACGCCGTGACGGGAGAGGGGAGGTGAGTGATGGGCGCGAAGAACTATCGCTATTCGCGGAAACTTACCCGTTTTGCGCTGTGTGCTGGAGTCGAACCGACGCGCTCCACATCCACCACTTGCAGCAGGGTGCCGGCCGAGTCCACGACCGCCGGAACCTCTTGCGGCTGTGCCAATGGTGCCACGAGGGGCTGCACTTCGGCGGCAAGCACGACATCACGAAGGGCATGTGCCTCACGGCCAAGCGGGAGGTTGACGACGCCAACTACGACCCGGAGTTCCTGGCTTCGTTACGCCACAAGCGGCATCTTGGCTATGGCCCGGAGCGCTATCCGGTTCGCGTGTTCGTGTTTCGGAGGAAGAACGGAGTCCCGCCGGAGGTGAGGCACATGGCAATCAACAGCAGACAGAAGGGCAAGCGTGGCGAATTGGAGGCGGCGGCCGAATGGAATCGGCTCGTCCCCAACGCCCACAGCCGCAGGAGCCAGCAGCACAGCGGCACGGAGTCGGCCAGCGACCTCATCAGTCCAGGCACTCCGCACCTGTGGCTGGAGGTGAAGCGTGTGGAGCGAGGGCTCAACCTTCACGCCGTCATGGAGAAGTCGCGGGAGCAGTGCGGCGAACTGTGCCCGGTGGTCCTGCACCGCAAGAACGACTCCGAGTGGCTGGTCACGTTCCCGCTGGAAGACCTCAAGCGGTTCGTGCAGCAGGTACAGGGGGCGATGTGATGCCAGTTCGCTACTACGACCGCACCAAGCGATGGCTGCGGAAAACCTATCCGCTGCCGTTCCCGTGCCGAGTGCTGCTGCGTCCTGTGGACGTGATGAAGAAGCACAAGGCGCACGGCATCTTCTATTGGCACGGCGACAGGGCCGTCATCTGGATTCGCAACAGCGGCAACGAGGAGCAGATGGCGGAAACGCTCATCGAGGAACACGTCCACGCCATGCGGCAGGCAACGCCCGTGAAGGTGGACTACGAAGGAGAGGCGCACGATGCGGCCTTTTGGGCACTGTACGGAGAGGTGGTGACGAGATGGCGCAAGGAAGTGCTGTGAACGTCCGCTTGGAGTGGTTTGAGGTGAGCCGGGCGGCCTTAGTGGGCGTGTCTCGGAACGTCGAGGCCCTGCGCAAGGGGTGCGTCAACCGCATGCAGGTCAATGACGAGTGGTCGATCCACATTCTCGGCGCTCTCGGGGAGTGTGCGTTCGCCAAAGCAACCAACCGCTACTGGAACGGCAGCGTCAACACCTTCAAGGCGGGCGGCGACGTGGGCGACAGCATCCAGATACGCACACGCTCCCGCCATTCCTATGACCTCATCGTCCGCGACAACGACAGGGACAGCGACGTGTTCGTTCTCGTCACGGGCGGGCCTCACGACTTCACGATTCACGGCTGGATGCCGGCGAGCGAGGCCAAGCAGCAGAAGTTCCGGGCGAACTACGGCAACTACGGCGAGGCGTACTTCGTGCCGCAGTCGGCACTGCGACCCATCGACCCACTGGTGTGCAAGGAGTGCTGAATGAACGTCACGACGATGCAGACATTTACCGGCAAGTTGATCGACCTCGCCCAGTTCAGCGAGGAGGACGTGCGGCTCCCCGACATTGCCCATGCCCTGTCGATCATCAACCGGTTCACAGGGCACAGCAAGGTGCCGTACTCGGTCGCGCAGCACAGCGTGGCCGTGAGCCTGCTCACCAGCCCGGAGAACGCGCTGTGGGGCCTGCTGCACGACGCGAGCGAGGCGTATCTGGGCGACATGGCTACGCCGCTCAAGTCCATGCTGCCAGGATACCGTGAACTGGAGGAGCATGTGCAGCGCACCATCGCGAAGGTGTTTCGGCTGCGGTGGCCCATGCCTGCGGACGTGAAGCAGGCTGACCTGCGGGCGCTCGTGACCGAGAAGCGCGACCTCATATCGTGCGACCACGACTGGGGCATCGACGTGCAGCCGGCGAGCAGGCCCATCAACCCGTATTGCTGGCAGCAAGCCAAGCAGTTGTTTGAGAACCGTTACATGGAGTTGACGAAATGATGAAGGTAACTGAGGACAGGTCGGTCAAGTACACGAGCGGGGCTGTGCGGTCGAGCGATGCGGAGGCGACGAGGTACGACCTCATATCGCCCATCGGCCTCGCCGCCGTTGCGGCAGCGTGCGCAGAGGGGGCCGCCAAGTACGGCGACTTCAACTGGGAGAAGGGCATGCCGGCCAACGACATGCTCAACCACGCCCTGCGACATCTCTATCTGTTTCTGGGCGGCGACCGCTCGGAAGACCACTTGGGACACGCCGCATGGAACGTCATGGCGGCAATCCATTCGCTTGAGGTATGGCCGCACCTCAACGAAGGAACGCTTCGCAGCGGCTATTGTGAGGCACCTGTCAAATAATGATTGCCGTCGCCGTAACGGACTACGACGACGAGAACATCATCGAGGAGTGCGAGGCCGGCTGGAGGCGGTTTTGTGCGGAAGTTCTCGTTCGGACCCACTATCACATCCGCGAACTGTGCCGGCGGCATCGCCGGCTCGGGTTCGCCCAGATGAAGCCGACCTGCCGCAAGGAATGGGAGGGCCTGCGTCGGCAGGTAGCCGCCTATCGCTGGGTCTTTGATGGCACCGGCGGGGAGTTCACGTTCGACCAGACGTGCCGGGATTTGTGCCTCGACCCGGCTTTGGTGCGGCGGAAACTCCTGTCTCTGTGCCGGCCTGAGCGGGACATAAATCTTCTGGTGAAGTGGGTATCGCGCCAGAAGGAGAAGCCACATGGCAACCGTCGCCGCCAAGATCAAGTTGCTGGTGGACTGGGCTCCGGCCTTGTCGCTGCTGTCCGAGATTTCCGCCGCCGATACGGCGACCGAACGGGCCGCAGGGGCGCTCAAACTCATGCGGTTTGTCGCTACCAAGACGGCCACGCCCATCGACGACGACCTCTGTGAGCGGCTGGAGGCGTGCCTCCTGAGCCCGCAGGGGGCAGAACTGTTCCGGTATCTGGTGGCTTTGGCAGCGGCCGTATCGCAGCAGGAGATTGACTGATGCTGTACGGAATCGCCGCCATTGGCTTCTTGGTGGCCGCAGCGGCGACGGCGCTCCCGTACCTCCGGGCGTCTGCCCCTGCCGGCGTGTCGCCTTCCGGGCGGGCCGGCTGGGTCAACAGGCTGTTCGTCCTGGCCTGTCAGGCCGACGAGTCGGGTGAGCCTGCCGTCGCCGCTGCGGCAAGGGCTCTGATCTCTGCCCTCGTGGCGGAGAAGGAACTCCCGAAGAAAGGCAGGTAGTCATGGCCCGGACTATCGCCCTGTGGGCGGGCCTGCTTGTGGGCGTGGCTGCGATGGCGGCCAGCGTCCTGCCCGTCAAGCCACTTGTTGGGCCTGTGGTGCCCAAGCCGGAAGGCGTCCTGGCTGGGGTCAGCGCCTCCGACGCCGCCATCCTGCGGTCGTTCTACGAGGCGATGGCCGACATCGTGGTGCGGGACGGGAAGGCGAAGGAGCCGTCGTGCAAGACGGTGTTCGACCTCCGCAACCGCCACAAGTTCGCCCTGTCGATGGCGTTTGAGAACACGGGGATGGTGGGACGGTACGTCGGGCTGGGTCAGCGGCTCGATGAGTACCTTATCGCTGCGATTGGGGACAAGGACTTGCCGCTGACGCCCGAACTCCGGCAGTCCGCATCACGGGCCTTCTCGGCAATTAGGTAGGTGTGGCGATGGACGGCGAGTTCGCCACACCGTTCGACGTGATAGATGCCTACCAGCATGGGCTGGTGGGTTCGTATTGCGATCCGGAGGCGACGGCTCGCCTTCTCCAGTCGCTGCCGATGCCGCTGTTTGGCGACACGCTGCACGGGTCGGGCGCAGGAAAGGTGTCGCTGGCGTTCCAGGCCGTCATCCACTTTGAGCAGGCGGCTGGCCGGAAGCCATACGACGAGACGCAAACCACAGGCGACTGTGTGTCCCATGCCGTGCGTGGCGCGGCGGACGTAGCCAGAGCCAACGACCCGGACATCAAGTCCACTGAGGACTGGATCGACCGCACCGCCACCGAGCCGCTGTACGGCGCTCGCGGGCACAGCGGGCAGGGCGCGAGTTGCTCGCGGATCGTTGAGTGGGCGCACAAGACGGGCGGACTGATGCTCCGCAAGCGGTACGACGACCTCGATCTCGACCTCTCGCAGTACAGCGCTGGCATCGGCATCCGCTGGGGCTCTAAGGGCGTGCCGTCGAACGTCACCGGCGAGGCGAAGAAGCACCAGATCGGCACGATCAGCCTCGTCACCTCGTGGGAGCAGGCCCGCGATGCTATTGCCAACGGCTTCGGCGTGGTGTGCTGCTCCAATATCGGCTTCTCCGGCATGCGGCGCGACTCCAACGGCATGATTTCCCCGTCTGGGACGTGGAACCACGCGATGCAATGGCATGCGGCGGACGACACGAACTCGGACGGGTGCCGCTTCTGCATCCAGAACTCGTGGGGCTGGAACGCACACACTGGGCCGAAGGCGCACGGCCAGCCGGAGGGCTCCTTCTGGATCGACCAGCGCACGGCGCAGCGCATGATCTCGCAGGGCGGCACCTATGCTGTATCGAACGTGGTGGGGTTTCCGAAGCGGACGCTCAAAGACTGGGGCGGCAGGGAGATTCTCGGATGAAGATTTCCGCCGCTACTGTCGCCGTATGGCTCGCGTTTGCCCCCGCCGCATTGCCACCGCAGCCCAGTCCGCCGCCGCCGAAGTGCTGCGCCAAGTGCAACGGCACGGGGATGGTGCCGACCGGAGACGGGATCACTCGCGTGTGGTGTGAGTGCCCGGCCACCTGCCCGTGCGCCAAGAACCGGCCAAAACCGCAGTCCGAATGTAAGAACGGAGCCTGTCATGTCCGATAGGATTCGCTCGCTCAAGGCGGAACTGGAGTGCAACAGTCCGCGCAAGACGCCGGGCCACGACACAAAGTCGCACGTCGTCAAGGCATGCAGCGACGGCGAGGAGAAACTGATCCGCTTCGGCCAGCAGGGCGTCGAGGGGGCCGGAGCCGATCCGCAGACGGAGAGCGAGAAGGCGCGGCGCAAGTCCTACTACGCCCGCCACAACGCCCAAGACGCAGACCCCGACATCTTCTCGGCCCGGTACTGGTCGCACAAAGTGAAGTGGTGAAGCATGCCAGTCGAAGAACTGTGTGAGTACGTTCGCCGCCGACTCCCCGTGCGGGCGCGTCTCGTGGGCAAGGAGCGGCTGGACGACCTCGTGCTGATGGCGGTCACCGAATGGCCCTCCGACTGGCTTATGCAGTGCGCTCGCGGGTCGGCTGAGGAGGAGAAGGTACTGGCGGCTACGACGGAGAGGGTCGGCCGCACCTACGAGGCGGTGCGTGGTGGCGAGAAGCGTTACGGATTCTTCTGGGCGTTTGTGTTGTCGGCGGTCGTGTCGGCCGTCGTGCAGTACGTGCTGGAGTGGTGGCTGAATCGTTCCGCTAACCGGGTCAAGATGGCGGCATGGCAATACGAGATGCGGGGGAAGCAGTGAGCAGCGTCGAGGTATACGAGACAGCACTTCGGATGCTGGAGCGGTACGGGTTCGGGCTCGTGCTGGCGAGCCTCGTGCTGTGGTTCGTGCGCGTGGACATTGTGATCCCGATGGTCGAGGCGCACTCCCAGTTCCTCAAGGAGATGGCCGTGACGCAGCGCGACATAGCCAACGCCGTCCACGAGCAGACTCGCCTGCTGTATGCCCTGCGGGACAGCCAAGAGCGTCCGCTCACGACCAGCACCCTCGTTCCTGACGCCGGGAGGAACTGACGCATGCCGAATACAAAGCGGCCATGCCGCAGATGCCGCCGCAGTGAGACATAAATACGTAGGCCGGCGTAACCCAGAGAGGGCGTGATGAACGACAAGGATTTCAAGGCCGACATTTTCGCCAAGACGGCCTCCGAGTGGACGGCCGAGAACCCGTATCTGGCCCGCAACGATCTCGGCATCGAGACGGATACCGGCAAGCAGAAGATCGGCGTCGGAAGTAAGTGGGCGGATACGCCATACGTCTCCGTCCCCGCCCCCAGCGGCCCAACGGTAACGACTCTGACCTACGCCGCCACCGTCACCACCGACGCCAGTGCGGCCAGCATCTTCGACCTGACGCTGACCGGCAACGTCACGCTCGGCAATCCAACGAACGGCGTGAACGGCCAGACCATCCGCTGGCGCATCCGACAGGACGCCACCGGAAACCGGACGGTCACGCTGGGCAACAAGTTCCAGATTCCGTCGTCAGCGACAACGCCGTTGGCGTGGAGTACGGCCGCGAACGCGATGGACATCCTCGCAGCGACCTATCACGCGGGCCGGGATCGGTGGGATGTGGTCGCGTTGGTCACCGGATACTGAGAGGTAAACCATCATGGCAACGCTGTACTTCAATGATGACAACACGGGCGACGGCGATTGGAACAATGTTTCCAACTGGTGGACAAACTCCGGTGCGACCAATCAGGCCAGCGGGAAGCCAACCAGCAGCGATTCAGTTGTGCTACAGCGCAACGTGACTGCCAACGGCGGCAGTACGCCTACGGTTGTGGATCTGACCGCGCCAACTGGCAACACACTACTGCAAATAACGACAATCGTCACTGGAACAGCGACTTTCCAAGGCAGCGCCCGACTCAATGCAACGCTGACGGGGAATTGCGTGTTTCAAGATTCTGCGTGGAGCCAATCGTCGGCAGAGATCACTGGAAATGTGACGTTCAACGACAACGCATACGCCGATACATCGACCATTCACGGCAACGTCACATACAACGGCAGTTCGTACATGCTGAACGGAGTTGTTGACACGGGCAACGCTACGTTCAACGGCAGCAGCAAATACATCCGGCCCCTCAACAGCGGGCAGATTTCCACCAACGCCACGTTCAACGGATCGTCCAAGTGCTGCGGCCAAGTCAACGGACTCGCCACGTTCAACGGAAGTGCGGTGGCTCTGGCAGGGACATTGGAAGGGTCGGAAGTTTCCGACTGCTATCTGGCCGGAGACGCCGTATTCAACGGCAGCAGCGTGTTCAACGGATCAGCCAGCAGCACCAGCACAATCACCATGCGGGACACGTCGCGCGCCGATTGGTATGCCGGCATGTACGGATGGCCGAGTACCGGCGCAATCAACTTCTACAATTCGTCTGGCGCCATTGGCGGCGGCGGGCCATGGAGTCCCAAGCCGACGTTTTCTAACGCAAACTACTACGACAATTCTTCCTCTTGGTACACGGCCGAAACGGCCATTTCGACGTTCTACGACAATTCGTACAACATCACCGGGCATCTGTCGGTCATTGCCAAGCATGGTCGCGGGATCAACGGCTCAAGCGTTTTGGGGTTTGTATGATAAATCTGCCGTCTGCCATCACTGTGTCATTTCCTGCCGTCGAACTGCCAAACGGCGCGACGTTGCAGCGACCATCCAAGACGGTCCATCGCATAGACTTTGTAATCGTTGATGACAACCGCCGCAGGGAGGCATCGGCATGGTTGCATCTGGCCGACAAGCCGCTGACGCTCTGGGAGGGCGACGAGTACGACGCGGCTGGCGACTACACGCAGGCGCAGGCAGAGGCCCGTCTGCTGGAGAAACTCGGGCCTGACATCAAGGCGGGGCTTGAGGCGTTATTCGTGCGTCCGTAGGCGGCCTATCGACATAGGTTTCGTGCGTCAGAGTGCAGCAATGCAACTGACGCCCGAACAGCAGCGGCTGGCCGAGCAGGCGATGGAGATCGTGCCGAAGGCAATCATCGCCTTTCGGTGCCGGTATCCCACGCTACGCAAGCAGGTCGCCGCGATAGACGCCACGAGCGTTGCCTATCTTGCCATCTGCCGGGCGGCAGTGACCTACGACCCCGAGCAGTCGAAGATCACGACGTACTTCTCGATGGCGATTCGGAACGCCCTGCTCAAGGAGATCGACCGCAACCGCCGCATGCGCTACGACTCGGCGGAGAGGGTGCCAATGGAGTTGGCAGAGGCTCTGGCGGTGAGCAAGCAGCACGGCTTCTCCACCCGCATCCAGACGGCCATCGCCCGACTGCCCGCCAAGTCCCGCAAACTCATCCACATGCGGTTCTTTCGTGGCCTGAGCCTGCGGGAGATGGGCGAGCAGTCGGGCTGCGATCCGCGCACTATCCAGCGGCGGCTGGCCGTCGCTTTGGAGTGTCTGGGAACGCTTTTGCAAAGCGAGCCGCTTGTGCCTTGAGGGCACGGGTGATGGAGTTGATGTTCCAGCGGCTTCCGTTGGGCCGGCGGACGTTGTAGAAGGCCAGCGTGATGCGCTCCAGGCTGGCACCGCCCTTACGCATGGCCGCCATCGCGTCCACCTGCCGTCGCTCCTCGTCGTCGGGGAGGTAGTAGGAGTCCTTGCCCGTGCCGCACTTCTTCCAGCCGATGGGGGCATGCCGGCCGTGTGGCTTGCCGGCCTTGCGCTTGGCCCGCAGGCTGTCCCTCGTCCGCTGCCGGATGAACTCCACCTCCAGTTCCGCGAACGCCGTGAGGATGGTGAACACGCAGCGGCCGATGGGACTGCCGGTGTCCAGCCCGAGATCGAGGGAGTTGAACGACACCTCCTTGCGGTTGAGCAACTGCATCGTCTGGGCGGCGTCGATGACGGAGCGGAAGGCCCGGTCGAGTTTGGCCCACACGATCTTGTCGCCCGGCTGGACAAGGGCCCACACCTTGCGGCCTTCGTCCCGCTCAAACATGGGCTTGGTGCCGCTGGTGGCGGAGTCGTAGAGCCAGCCCCCGTAGGTGTAGCCCTCCGGCACGAGGGCCCGCTTGATGTACTCCTCGCACACGGAACGCTGGGCGTCCTCCGTGATGGTCTGGCGGCCGGTGGATGCCCGGCCGTAGGCGTAGACGATGGGCATGGTGAGTCTCCTAGAGGTAGAAGAAGAACGTGAGGATCATCAGCGCCCACATGCCCGGCCCGATGTAGATGTGTTCGGCTGGGTTCATGCAGGTGCGGACCATGAAGGCGAGGACTGCGAGTCGGATCAGCCACTCGCCCGGCCCGGCGTCGAGGCCGAGCATCTCGCGGAAACGGGTGCGGACGGAACGGCCGCAATAGGTGGTGTCGAGAAAGGACATGGTGGTTCTCCTCATTGTTAGCCTGGACCGGGAATGTAGATGTCACCAAGAACCCACTCTTTGATGCCGCTGATGGCATCCTTGCTGCACTTCCACCGCATGCCGCCCTCCCGCCACGACTTGCCTTCCTCGACGGCGAAGAACTGGCAGTGCTTGAGGGCGTAGTCGCCGTCAACGTGGTGGTGCAGCCGGCCCTCGTCGTTGTAGGGCCCGACCTTGACCAGCAGTCGCTTGCCCCGCTGCGTCTTGGTCGGGGCCGTGCAGACGTGGAGTTGGGCACCGACGAACGGGATGTGGGCCCGGTCGCCATGCAGGGCACCGAACACCTGCGTGACGGCTGGCGGCCCGTCCTCCAGCGCCTTCCGCAGCCGCGTGGCAAACACACGGGCACGGCGAGGGACCGTGTGGTACTTGCGGGCGGACTTCAAGAACTCGGTGGCCCACTGGCTGGGCTCCAGCGCGACCGTGCCACGCGGAAACGACTTCCAGCAGCCGGGCATGTCGTAAACGTGGGTCGCCCCGCCGCCGCTCACCACGTAGCGCAGGGTCGAGTTGGAGAACACGCGCGGCTCGTCATACGGCGTGAACACCCGGACGTACCGCTTCCAGATGTCGGTCGTCTTCTTGTAAGCCAGCGGGTCTTTGCGCTTTCGGTGCAGGTCCGGAGGTGGCAGCACCCAGTACACGGAATCGCCGCCGGCCGCCCGGTACACGCGGGCCAGCGGCACGCTGGTGCGGTCGGTCGCGTAGGCGATCTCGATGGCGTTCCGGTCTGGGTACGTTCCGCGAACCAGCACGCTGCCGTAGAGGTAGGCAGTCTTGCGCCGCCCCTTCTTGTGGGCGACGAGAATCGCCTCCAACTGCTCGTAGGTGTGGACCCGCTTTGCCAATCGCTTTGCCATGCTCATGCTTCCTCCTGCGGTAGCGGCACGACGCGAGCCCATTTGGGGATCGACGTGTGCCAGAGAGAACCCTTCTTGCCCGTGTACGCCACGACGACGCGGGCACGGGGCTTCTTGCCGTGCCAGTTCGTCTCGGCGTCGGTGACGAGGACGATGGAGTCGGGCCGCTCGTCCTTCTCCACCTGCTCGATGGCGGTGGACATATCCGTGCCGCCGCCACCGTGCCAGTCAAACACCTTCGTCGTTGCAACCATCGCGTCGGACTGCACCTGCGTGTCGGCGCAGTACACCTTGACCCGCCCCAGTTTCCTCAAGCCCTGAGCGATGACGGAGAGCGCCTTCGCCTGGATGTGCTTGGTCATCATGGATGCCGACGTGTCCACGATCACGACGGCATGCGGCTGCACGGTGATGCGGCCGTGCAGGAGCGGGTCGTCATCGCCCGGCGGCTGCTTGCGTGACCGACGACGGTGGGAGTAGTCCCGCCCACCGACAGGCGAGGCCACGCTGGTGCAGACCGCCGACCGCAACTGGTCGAACGGGTCTGGCACGGGCCGCAACTTCTGCTGGAGTGCCTGCTTGAGGGAGCCGGGCACCTTGCCGGGATGGCTCTCCTCGTACTGGGCGATGGCATCTTCCGCTTGGGCTGCGGCCATGTCCTCGCCGTAGGCTTCCCACGACCCGTCGCTGTCTACCTCGTAGGGGCGTGGGCACCCGTCCGCACACGAGCCACCCGTGCCCGGCGAACCGGGCTTCTGCGGTGCCTTGCCCTGCCCAGTTGGAGGCGATCCCGCTCCGCCTGGAGACGCCATCTGCGGGCCAGTTGCTTGATCTTCGCCGGCCCCCTCGCCTCCAGAGTCGCCTGCTCCATGATCTGGCTGTTGATCGTCGCCCGCACCGTCACCGCCATCTCCGTCCGCGTCATCGCCGTCCTGCCCGCCCCCATTGGAAGCACCGCTATCTCCCTGCTGTTGCTGGCCGCCATTGTCGCTGCCTCCCTGTTGCTGCTGGTTCTTGTTGTCGTCACTGTTCTTCTGCAACTTCTCCATGATGAGCCGGTAATACTCCTGCATCGACCGGTTCTCGGGGAAGTCGAGCCGGATGCCCCAGTCCGGAACGTCGCAGCCCAGATGGACTGCCCCCTCCGGCCGCAGGTCACGCATCATGGAGAGCGTCTGCTCGATGACCAGATCGCCGGCCACGTTGCAGACGAACCGCTGAAACTCGCTCGGGTTCTCCCCGATGATTTCCTTCGCCCGCGAGTGGTGGTCGAAGATCAGATGCAGCACCTCGTGGGTCACGAGGTACGCACCCTGCTCCTTGCCAATCGCGGTGATGAATGCGGGGTCCCAGTACAGGTTTCCCGCTTCATCCACTGCCGCCGTGCCGATGCCCGGCGTCTCCTGCTCACGCAGGGAGTAGATGTATGAGGCGAGGTACGGGACGTACTCAAAGGTATGTACCCGTGCCTGCCCCAGTAACTGACGAGGCGTCATGTGTCGTTCTCCTGTGTGTGGGTGTCACTGCTGAACCAACGCCATCAACTTCGCCAGCACGTCCTTCGGCGGCGACCAGCCGTCGGGGCGAACGCCGCCCTTGCTGACGGGATTCCAAAACGAACGGAACTGCATCAAGAACGACTCGATCTCCTGTTCCCCGATGGTGATGAACGCCTCCGCCGCACGGGTCCACCGCTCCTTGCTGGTGTTGTCACGCAGCGACTTCACCAGCCCGGTGAGGAAGCAGATGTTGGCGTCCGGTCGCCGCTCGTACTTGTAGTTCTCCGCACCGGACAGGTACGCCTCCGGGTTGAGGAGGTCGAGCCGGTGCCAGTACCGGAGGAACTCGCCGCCGATCTCCGCACCCACGCAGCCCGTCGCAAGCGGCCGGTAGATGGGGTCTTTCTGCTCATACCCGCAGGCACCCGCCGCCGAGAAGCACCGGGCGAGGAACGTCCACGTCCGCAGGTTGGGGAACGCCATCGTCTCGTCGTCCTGCGGCAACTTCTCGCGGGCGTCGGGAGTCGCACGGAGGAACGCCTCGACCAGCGAGCCGAACTGCGGGAGGAAGTCGGTCCAATGGTCAGGCACGACGGGGAAGGAGGGTGCCTTCCACTGGCAACCTGCTCGCAGGCCGGTGAACCAGTGTTCGTAGTCCACCTCCCAGTCGAAGTGAACGAACCGTGCCCGCATGGCAGGTGCGAGTGGCACCGCATTGGGGCACAGTTCCGGCGGGTTGCAGGCACCGACGATGATGGTCGATGCCGGCATGACGTACTCACCGATCCGCCGCTCCGATAGGACGGAGAGCAGGCCGGCTTGGGTAGCGGACGGCACGTTGGTCACCTCGTCCACGAGAACGAGAGCCTTGCCGCTCTTGGTCTTTTCCCACAGCGAGGTCGGCAGCATGCGAACCACGCCGGCCTTGTGGTCAGGGATGGGGTAGCCAGAGAAATCTTCGGGCAGGTGGGTGGCACCGAGCAGCGGAACGAACGTCCGCTCCAGTGCCCCAGCCAGTGCCTCCCACGTCGAGGACTTGCCGACGCCAGTGCCACCCTTGACGAGCGTGGGTGCGACCTGACAAGCGAGGAACGCGGGGGTATTGCCGAGTACAGTGCGAGACATGAGAGGGACTCTCCTCGTGGGGAACCAATAGGGCAGGGGACGGGGCAGCACGATGCTACCCCGTTCCCCTAACGAACAGACGCCGCAGCGGTGAATCTGCGGGGAAACTACACGGCGGCAGCGAGCAGCCGATTGACGGCCACTGCCTGCTTGACCTGCTCGATGGCAGCAGTCAGGTCGGGCATGGGCTTGCCGAGAACCTGCTCGTAGGTCCGCACCTTGTCGAGAAACTTGTCGGCCCTTCCGAGACGGACGTTGATGGAGCGGTCGGACATGCCGCCGCTGGCCTCCATCACGTCCTGCATGATCTCGTCCATGCCAGCCTGGACTTCCCGCCCGAGTTGGTCGAGGACGTGCATCACCGTGTCGGGATCGGAGCCGATCTCAAACTGGGTGACATGGAAGCGGGGGCCGTCCGCGTGGGGGCCGCGCACCATCGTGGCGAACTGGCGGTAGTCGTCAAGGTGCTGGCCCGACAGGAACCACGCACCGCCGTCGTCCTTGAGTGGCGTTGCATGCCACGAGCGCAGCATCTTGACCACCACTTGGCCGACCACGCTGGACGGAAGGTAGTCACGCATCTGCACGATCATGGGATCGAGGGCATGCAGCACGGCCATGCCGGGCGGCCCGCTCGTGCTGTACTCCAAGATGGCAACGCCCCAGTGCGAGTCGATGGTCGCGGAGTAAAGGAACTGGTAGTCGTTCTGCGTCTGGCCGGGCACCACACGCACCACTTCAAAGCAGGCCGGGTCGTCCAGTTGCCGCACCACGTTGTGCCGCTTTCGCTGCCGGCCATACAGGTTGTCGGCCACCTGCTTCATGCAGTCCCGCAGCACGGTCGTGCGGGCCGGCTGGGCAGGAACGAAACGGCCGCAGCCCACCGCATCCGCAGCGGCGAACAGCCTGTCACGCAGCACGGACTTGGTGTTGAGCAGGCAGATGCCGCCCAAGCCAGCGCCGATGGTAAGAGTTGTCGGGGTCATGGTTGCTCCTTTCAGTGAGCGATGAGTTGTGTCTGTGCCTTGACGAACCGCCGTTGCAGGATGGCGAAGGCCGCCGCCTGCTCGCTCTCGTCAAACTCCTCGCGGTCCTCCGCCGATTCGTGAAGGGCCGTGATGATGAGGTCGATCTCGCTGGGTGTGAGTGTCACGGTAGTAGTGGGGTATGGCATACCCGTTCTCCTGTGGGAGTGTACTTATGAACAGGTCTAGTCGTCAAGGATGGGCTGGAGTTGGAGCGACCCCTCGTTCCAGTCCTCCTCCGGGTGGGCGCGCTTGCCCGTGAACACGATCACCTCGCCGTCGTGCGCCTCATCGAACATGGCGTCGGGGAACACGGCGAGTACGCGATCCATCAGTTCTTTCAGCGTCATGCTTCTGCTCCTTGAGGTAAGACTTCCAGTCGAACGACCACGCTCGGGCTCCGATCACCCGTGCGTGCCCCTTGCTCGCAATCCTGCGGGCGAGGTACTGCAACCAGCCAAGTCCGGTCCACCCGAAGTGGGCGGCGATCTCCCGGTACGACGGCTGGTATCCATTGGCGTCAATCGAGCGTGCGATGAGGGTGAGAATCTCTCGCTCGCGTGGGGTCAGGTCAGGCACACGACCTCCTTGCGAGACGCGAGCATGCGTCGTCGCTGTAGGTGAGCGCCATCACGCCGGCATCCTCGATGCGGCAGACCCACAGGTCGGGGGCGTCAGAGTTCCGGACGCACACGGCAAGACTCAGGCCGTCTTCGCTCTCCTCGACGAGCAATCGCTCGCCGTTGGTGAGTTGCACGACATGGGCAGTAAGGCCCGTATAGGTGGATACCTGCCGGCTGGCGGCACGCGGATACCTGGCGTCTGCAAATGGCATGGTCATTCTCCTTCGATGTAAGCCGTGTCGCCTGCGATGCGGACGTTGCCGCGCCCGGCGATCACGACATGGGGCTGTGAGTTCCGCTCCCGGCTACGCACCGGGACGGAACACACCACGTTGCGGACCAAGAGACAGGCGCCCTTGTGATGCACTGTCATCACCGGGTGCCCGGCCGCCTGAGAGGCGGGCTTGTTGTAGTGAAACCAGAACGCACTCATGTCCTTGATCCTCCGTCCATTGAGGCAAACCAGTGGTCCGTCTTGCGGGCGTGGCTGCACAACTCCGGCTCCATCTCCGGCTGTCCGCACACGCTGCAAAACACATACTGCTGCGGCCAGACCCGCCCCCATGCGTCACACGGCTTGACTTCGAGAGAGAAGTACATCGGAAACAGGCGCGAGTATTGGTTCATGATGGCCTTTGCGCGGCGTTCATCAGCGAACACAAACGTCATGGCGTCCTGCGGCCGGTCATCGTGAAGTTGCACTGTCACGTTCCAGAACTTTGTCATGGTGATTAGCCTCCGATGGTGATGGTGATGGACTTGCTGGACCGGTTCGTGATGCGGGCCGTGCGCCCGGCGGCCACGACCACAGAGCGGGCGATCTTGCCCGTGCCCTTGCCGCTGCGATTGCCGGGCTTGCCGAGCAGCCCGTGCTTGAGGCGTGGCAGCACGACGCCACGCTGCCGCAGGGCGTGCAGCCGCATGGTCACGGCCGAGTACGTGAGTCCCGCCCGCTTGGCGAACTCGTGCAGTTTCAGGCCCATCGCCGCAGCCTCGCTGTGCTGGACGATGAACTCGGTCACGGGGAAACGCAGGCGACGACGAGTCTTGGTAGCCATAGTCACTCTCCTTGTGTGAGGGGTCAGTCCAACTTCGCCCACCGTGCCAGCGCCTTCATGGCGACGAAGCACATGGCGAGGAAGATTTCGATTTCAGCATGGGTCCAGTGGTGCATGGCTTGCCTCCTTGCTTGCCGTATAGACAGACTCCGCAGCGGGGAATTACAGGGCTTTCCAGCGAGCCTCGATGGCGTCGGCAATGGTGGAGAAGTCCTTGCCGTCGTCGTTGATGGACGAGACGCTGCGAGTCGCATCCAGTCGTGCGTTCGGGGAGGAGATGCCTGCCCAGTCCATCACACAGGTTGGCAGGCACTCGGAATACCTGTCGCGGTCGCACGACCGAATTGCCGAGCGTCCGTAAGACCAGCAATCGTTGATTGGCTGGTGTGACCACGATGCCGAGTGCGTCTCGTCGTGATGCACTTGGCACAGGACGCCGAGCGCGCAAAACAATGGCTCGCTTCCACCTGCTTGCTTCAGGCGGCCATACCCCTGCATGTAATCGCCGCTTCTCAGGGCGGCAACCCACTTCTCCATAACGTCTCGCTTCATCTCAGACACTCCTCTTGGTCAGAAAGAAAGCGGGGCCGGTGACCCAGTGCCACCGGCCCCGCAGGAACCAGACTCCGCAGCGGCGAAATCAGATGGCGTCGTGCAGCAACTCGATGCCGTCGTGGCCGAGCATGTCCTGAACTTCCGCCAAGCACTTGCGACTGAACCCGTAGGCGAGCAAGTCATCCACACGCATGTTGGTGTAGAACGAATCCTCGCGGTCCTCCTCCTCCTGCTCGTCGGCCATGCGGTCGTACGCTGTGCGGCAGGCGGACGCGGAGTTGTCCTCGTCCACGTACTTCCACTTGCCGTCCTCGACCTCGACCCACGAACGCTCGGTCTTGGGGGCCGTCGTGGTGCGAGAGGTCAGGCCGTAGCCGATGCTGCGGTAGTACGACCCCTCGTGCGAGTCGTTGCTGTACCAGTGACCATCACGCGACCAGTCGCCATCGTCCTCGTTCCAGATGCAGTAGTCTCCGTCCGCCCGCAGGAACACGAACTTGCTGCCGGAGTGGGCGAGTTGCTGCGTGTACACCACCTCGCTGCGGCGGTAGAAGTCCTCGTCCCGAGCGTGCAGCGGCTTGAGAACCAACTCGTTGAAGTGCCAAGTGTCACTGCGATCCTTGTCCACGTCGCACTTGATGGAGATCACGCCGTTGTGGATCACGGCGAGCGAGTCGCTCACCATGAACGGGTGGCAGTTGCCCGTGTCCTTCTTGCCGTGCGTGGCCCATCGGAAGTGGATGATGGCCTGTCGGTCGGCGTACGGGCTGAAGGCTTCGCGGAACTCCTCAAAGTTGCCGATACCGCAGCGGGTGACGAGCGTGCCGTCAACGACGACGGCGAACCCCCACGAATCGTCGTTCACGGCGAAGCCGTTGCGGTAGGCGGACCAATCGGGCTGGGTGGTGGCGGGCTTGTAGATGGCAAGGCACATGCGGAAGTCTCCTTAGTGGGGTGGGTCAGGCACCGGTGACGGCGGACATGGACGTGCGGACGAGGTTGAACACGGGCGAGCGTTCCTTCGGCTTGGCAACGCTCTCAGGCAGGCCGCTGTTGTTGCAGTAGCCGCCGCGAATCTCCGGGTGGGTGAGCATGAACTCGTGCAGGTAACGGTACGTCCTGCGATTGGCGGCGACGAACCTGCGGAAGTTGATGAAGTGCAGCGGGTCGGTGGAGTTCTCGACCACGCCGAACCCGTGTGCCGCCTGCTCGCAGAACCGCACGGAAGCCACCGCGAACTCGTGGTTCTTGAGGATGGCCTTGCCGTACAGGTTGCTCTTGAACAGGCGGAACTCGACCGTCTCGTCGGTGATGTTGAGAACCTCGTAGCGGTCGCGGTTCTCTTGGTCAGTCACCTTCTTGCGGCTGAACTTGTTGAACCCCGCCGGCCGACCGGCGATGTACTCAAGGAACTTCCGGTTCGGCTCGGCGTTGAGGAACACGAGCAACTTGCCCAGCGTGAGCGGCCCGACGGCTGCTTTCGACAGGTGGATGTGGTGCCCAACGTCGTCGCCCTTGTCCCACGCGGAGCAGCGCCCGTTGCCCAGCGTCTTGAACGACCCGAAGATGCCGTACACCTGCTCGGTCGTGAGCGGCACGGTCACCAACTCAAACCCGCCGGGCCCGTTGTCCTCCAGCGAGCCGTCGTGCTTGGCGATGGCACACCTGCCGTTGCCAGTCAGCGGGTTGAGTTTGGCGTACAGGCCGTCCACTTGGGCGAGCGTGTACTCAACGTCCGCGATGTCCTCGTCGTCCGAGTACATCTCGATCTCGTGCCCGGCGTACATGTACGAAGGGCCAAGAGCAGGGTCCGCCGACCACGTGTGCTTGCGATGGGCACGGGTGCTGTACTCGTCCAGTTGCGAGTCGAAGTCGGACTCGTGGCACTCGCACGAGTCGTCGTAGCACTCGCCGTTCTCGCAGCGTGAGTTGCCGCTGGGGTCGTGGCCGCAGTGGTCGTACCCGTCGGAGTCGTACCCGTCACGGTCGTACCCGTCCTCGTCGTAGCCGCCGTAGTCGTAGCCCTCCGAGTCCCGCTGCTCGCCGTCGCGTGTGCGGCGGGTCGTGTTGCTGAACTCGGTGCCCGTGACGCTGTGGATGCCGCCAGCATCGAACCCGTTGGGGTCGTACTCCGTGCCGGTGTCACGGTGGATGCCGTTGCCATCGAACCCATAGTAGTCGTACTCGACCTCGTTGTCCTCGCTCATGCCTCACTCCTCAGTGAAGGGGGAAAAAGAAAGGGCCGCCCCACAACGGGACGGCCCATGCCGGAAACCAGACGCCGCAGCGGTGACCTACCGCTGATCGGCCCACTTGTTGCCCATCACGCAGACTCCGCAGCGGGAGGGGACGGCGGTTCGCACGCAGTCACTTCGAGCGGGGTTTCGTGGGTTGCGTTGCCGAAACGAAACGGCCCGACGATTTCCAGTTCCGGGTCGAAGGTTTCGTAGAACTGGTTCTCCGCCTCCTCCTCTGTGGCGGCGTCTATGTGCATCACCTCTCGCACCCAGTAGGCACGGTCGCGTGCGACCAAGAAGTGCGGCATGTATCAGCCCTCCTTCTTCACGAGGTCGGCCACCTCACGACGCTCACGATGGGTGAGCGTGCGGAGGTCGGCCAGAAGGTGACGCTGCGACTTCGCACCCACCTCGCGTGCCACGCTGGCAAGCGAGATGAAGTGCATGAGGCGGGGGTTGGTGGTGGTGACATGCGTGCGCATGGGAACTCCTCAGAACAAGGGACAAGGGACCGCCGACGGCAACGTGCCGCCGGCCGAGAAACAGACTCCGCAGCGGCAAATCACACGGTCTGCCACTGCTCCTCGATCAAGTCCGCGAGGTGCGGAAACGACATGCCGCCGTCGTTGATCTCCGAGATTGGCTCGTAGCCTCCCAACTCACGGCAAAAGGCGTCGGGATTTATGGACGTTCCCGCCCACGCGGCGACGGCTTCCGGCAACTCGGCCTTGCGGCCGAGATACCTGTACTCGCCGACGACATTTATCCACTTGCCGCCCGTGTGCTTGCGGTGCAGGTCGCATAGCACGCCCAACGCACAGTAGGCAAACTTGCCGGGCTCGTACTCCTCGCGGAGATACCCGTAGGTCTGCCCGTACTCGTCGCTTCGCAGTGCAGCGACCCATTGGTCTGCGATCTCTTTGTGCATGACGCACTCCTCTCGTGGTGAAAAGCGGGCCAGCCACACAGTGCGACCGGCCACTACCGAACAGACTCCGCAGCGGGCAATCGCCGGGCGAACTAGGTGGCTTCGCTGGCCGCTGTCTCCGGTTGCCAGCGAAACGTGCCACGCGACAGCAGGAACGTGCGGGCGCAGCGAAACAGCCCGCCGTCGTACTCCATGCCGATTGGGTGGTCGAACATCTGGTTCACCCGCACGGTGGAGTAGTGGTGTTCGGTTCCGTACCGCAGGCAGATTCCCTGTGCCATCGTGTTACCCAACGCATCGAACACGTACACGTCCACCACCAACTCGCGGCGGCCTTCCCCGTGAAGCATCTTGAACGTGCCGACGAATGACGTGGGGTCGAGCGAGTTGTGGTCGCACTCGTCGGGCCAGAGCGGGGCGGTATTGTCGAGCGGCTCGTACATTGGCACTCCTCGTGAAACGCGACGGGGCCAGCCGCCACCGTGACGACTGGCCCCGTTCGCAGTGTGAAACTCAGACGCCGCAGCGGTGATTTACCGCAGGCAGCGGTCCCGGCCGACCATCGGGGTCAGCAGCCGGTCGATCTCGCGGTCGATCTCCACCGTGATGTCGGCGGACTCGGCCGCACGCTCGCGGGACGAGAAGGGACCGACGGGCTCGGCCGCACTCCGCATGTCGAGGAAGTAGAAACCTCCCGTGCCGGGAAACACGACCGCCTCGACGCGGTTTTCACTGTTGCGAACGGCGGTGATTTCGGGATTGCTCATGGCAGACTCCTCATGGGAACGTGGAAACAAAAACGCCCACCGCGAAGTTGCGATGGGCGAAGTGAGGGGGCAGGCTACGAACCTGCCCGAACCGTCGTCGGCCCTCACAAACCAGACGCCGCAGCGGTCGATCAGCGGGCGAGGTGGGCCTTGATGAAGGCACCGGCCTTGTGGGCGTCATCCGTGCGGCAGGCGTTCACGAACGCACAGAACTCCGCGTAGTCGCGGAACCCGATGCCACGACGCCGCCCGGCGGGACGGAGAACCACGCCGCCGTCGTAGGGCAGGCACTCCAGCCCGCCGAATCGCGTGGCACCATCGGCCGCAGCCTTGACCGCCTTCGTCTTGCGGGCCTTCTTCGCGGGCTTGGCGGCCTTCTTCGCGGCCTTCGGGAACACGACCGTCGCGGGCTTCCCGGCCTTCTGCGACTCCCGCCACTTGCGGAGGGCTTCGGGATTGCCCTTCCGCTTCTTCACGGGGGCGGGAACGGCCATCGTCTGCAATTCCGCGACAGCGGCAGCGTGGGCCTTCGCATCGGTCGCGGACAGGAACTTCAAGAACTGGGCAATCATGGCAAGTCTCCTCAGTGGAACCATCGAACACATCCCGCGAAGTGCGGGTGGAGGCGGCACCGACACGAGCCGATGCCGCTACCATCCAGACTCCGCAGCGGCAAATCACGCCACCATCAGCACCGGGAAGGCAGACCGCACGACGACCTCGCCATCCGGGTCGAGGAGCGTGAACACGCGGGAGCCGTCGGCACGCTCGTTGATGAACGCCCGAGCCTCACGCTCCGTGCGGAACTGCCACACGTCGTTGCAATCCATCGTGACCGCAGCCGTTTCGACCTCGTACATGGAACGATCCTCCTCGTGGGGTACTGGACACGGCTGGCGGCAACGTGCCGCCGACAAGAGACGGACCCCGCAACGGGGAAATCAGCGGCGAACCGCAGACAGCGGGCAGACTGCGAACGAACGGCCCGTCCAATGCAGCACATCCGATTGCAGGTCAAAGCCCGCGTCCACCAGCCCGCAAGCCTCTGTGAACGCAGCACACAGCAGGTCAAGATCGTCGCTCTTGAACAGTCGGTGCAGGTACGGGTACTGCGGGAGGTGAAGGCAGACTTCGGCGGCCTCCGAGTTGATCGACACCGCAAACTTGCCGTACTGAATCTCGACATCGAGGGGCCGCCCGTCGAGCGTTTTCATGGTTCACATGCTCCTCGTCGGTAGCACGACGATCACCCGTCGTCGTCGCTCCGACACAGAACAGACGCCGCAGCGGATGGACCGCGATCAAAACGGGTCGCGGCGGGTCGGTTCACGGTATCGACGGACAGCGTGAAGGATTGGTGCCTTGCTTTCAGCGGCGGGGCCTGCATATAGATGGCCCACCCCTGAGCCCCCCAACGCCCGCACGCACCTAGTTACGTTC